TGGCGATATCTATTGGGGAGAATGTCTGGGGATGTTTCAGTATCAGATAACTGAATAATTCTATTGCCTTCTTTATCCCTTAATGCAACATTCTTTCTATCTCTAAGACACGCAAAAAGATCATGGACATATGATACCTTATTGGTAATCTCATGTACGCGCATACCGTGTGCAACATAAATGGTACGTAATCTATTTAGGATAAAGCTATCGTGCCACTCACGATAATTTAGAAACTCTCCAGAAATAAATGCTCCTCTGAAATCTCCAAGCAGTTCAACCGCTGTCTCTCTGGCAAGATTGTATGCAACAAAATGACCTGAGTCCTCCAGACACATCATGTCAATCTTTTCGTTTCCTTCAGGGAAAAGCTTATCAAGTTCTGTAACTGTAATCTTTTTCTTTACAATAACATCAGGATCAATCCAGATCATCCATGCATCAGCATTGGTGAATGCACATTCTGATAGTGCCAAGACACGGGGAAAGTATTTATGAGGGTCGAGGATGTCCTGATATGGTATCTGTCCTCCCTCAGTTCCGTCGTTCTCGGCATACTCCTCACTGAAGGCAGCATACTCTTCCATCTTTTCAATGTCATGATAAAAAATATTAGACCCTGTAGGTAGAGAATACTTACTAATATCTATCTGATAATGATAACAATGAAACTCAATGTCTGGCGACCATAAATCTTTAAACTGATTTAATACTACATTCCCTGTTTGATTTAATGTCTCTTCATTAAAACAAGTTACAACTTTATATTTCATTAGTCAGTCCGTGTAAGAGTAAATAAGAATAGTCCATGTTCCATTCGGCAGCGTACTGAGCATCAATAGTTCTCTGGCACTTCCAATCTTTAAACCAAGGACCACCAGTTGTGAAGTGGACGTTCTTGGCTTCTAGCTTCTCATCTGAATGTCCATCAAGCCAGTTCCAGTCCTCTGTGATCTTTCCAATATCAGATGTCTTATCAGAGAGCCAGCCAAACTTATGTAGCCAAGACCCACTGTTTGAATTGATCTCATTAATCGTTAGCTTCTTATGTGCAGGGTGAGCACAGTTCCATAACACAAAGCTAGACCAGTTCTTTCTAAAATAGTTCCCCTGTAATTTACCGTCCATCTTAACTGTTTCTGGAGGAGCATAGTCATGCTGAACACAAAACAAAGGATAGAAGTCTGAGTACTCTTGGGTAGTATATTCCTCAAATAAATCATTAACATCTGTACGCATGTACATATCACAATCCATGTATAAGGCCCACCCCTCATACATATTAAGTGCTGGTACAAGGAACCTCGTAAAACTAAAATCAGTAGAGAAAGGGCGACCATCTTTCAGATCAATGAACTGGTCATCAATAATGTCAAACTGCCGATAGAACAAGCCCATGCGCTCAACAGTGGGGCGCTTGATAGGGATAATTCTTACAGCTTCTGATGCCGTGCGCTCAATAGCAAACTTACATACATCATAAGCTGTCTGTTCGCGTGGGTCGTATCCTATGTACACAGTAAAAGGTAATTTCTTAGACATATAAATAGTTGTAGAGAGGAAGCTATGGCCCCCTCTCTACATCCTCTCATTAGTTAATTGTAATAGTCTTGGGTTGCTTTTCCTTCGGAACCTCTCGCTGAATAGATATAGTTAAAATACCATTAACGAGTTCAGAACCAACAACTTCCATATAATCACTCAGTTGAAACTTCTTTAGAAAATCTCTTTCTGCAATACCATGATAGTTAGAGTTATATAGATTTTCACTTCTATCCTTTGTATCTCTATGTCCTTTGATGGCAACCAATCCATCTTCAACAGTAAGTTGTAAATCTTCCTTTGCAAATCCTGCTACAGCAAGACGCAATTTAAAATTATCTTCGTCAATCTTAGCGATGCCGTGTGGAGGATACTTGTCGCCTCCTCTGTTAAGCTGGTCTGTGATGGCTTCTAGTTCTTTAAACAAAGAATCAAACCCAATTGTATAGTTACGTAATGTTTCCATTGCGACATTTGCCATAATATTTTCTCCTTATTTAGCGAGTTGGTGAAGCCCTACTTCAGCAGCTTCATATATATTATATAGTATTTTTACATATAATGCAAGTCTTTTTTACACACCGCACACACCACCGCTGCCACTGATGTCGCAGATGTCATGTGTCTGTACATTGTCTTCAAATTCTTCGCCCAGCTTCTCAACTGCTTCCTCATAAGGAACAGCAGTCAAAGGCTGACCACCACGGCACCCATCAGGGAAGCAGGTAAAGCCGCGCAGCCTGTGTGCATACTTAGCTAGTGTCTGTGCAAAGTCTTCTACACCATCTTCATTGTTGTTAGGTGTTCCCCATGCAGGGAGATTGATAGTGCTAGAGATAGACATGTCTACGTACTCTTGTACATTAGCTTGGAAACTTAGTCGTCGTTCGTAGTCAGTGGCAAGATCAATTGCTGATTCAATTTCCTCTGGCTTAGTGCCATACAGATCAATCATCTCTTGAGCAGCACTGTCTACCACATACTGATAGTGCCACTTCTTTGACTTGAGGTAGCGTCGTTTGTATGATACTGCGAATATAGGCTCAACACCTGTGGAAGTTCCAGCCAGAATGCCGATTGTTCCAGTAGGTGCAACCGCTCTAACCGCCGCTGGTCGTGAAACAGATAACGTCTTTGAAAAATCTCTGGCGGTTCTGTCGGACTCTGCCTCGTAAACTTTAAGCCAGCGATGCATTTCTGGAGTGGTCTCATATTTGTGTCCTCGCTGGATAAGCCATTCGTGAAGCCCCATGAGTCCAAGCCCAAGCCGCCTGTTTTTCTCACGAACAGTTTTAATCTTATCATAAGGTAACTGCGCTCGTAAGGTTCCACACAGGAGAAACTTAGTTGCGAGTTGTACAACATCTCTGAGTTGGACGAGATCGTCAATCCTAGCAAAATTAAGACTGCCAAGATTACAGACATCACTGTCATCTTCAGACGTAACTTCAGTACAGGCATTACGAAGTGTCTCGTTTTCTTTCTCAAAGAAGTTAAAACTAAATCCGGGTTCGGCGCTTCTAAGAGCCTGTTGTACATTGTACCTAAAGACATCTCCAATTTCTCCTGTCTCCCAGTAGTTCAACAGCCAATCAGTATCATAATTCACACTGATGTTAGTCATATCAAGAGGACAGGGGAAGTCAAAATCATCCTGCTTAACATCAAAATAAGTCGCACCTGTTTTTCCTATGGGCATCTCATTCCAGTTCTTAGCATTAAGAAATTGCATAATGTCTGGATGCTGATGATTGAGTGAGGCATAGATAGCACTGCGTCTGCTACCACCCTGCATAACCCTACGACCAATCTCATTGATCATTTGCATCTTAGGGATAGGTCCGCTGGCTGTGCCACCCGTACTTTTAAGGGCCGCACCTTCTCCACGATAGATAGAGTAATCAATACCAATACCCCCTCCTGTCATCAAACAAGATTCAGATTTCCATGATAGATCGGCCCAGTCTTCTCTGGTGTCTTCCTCTGCCCGTAGCAGATAGCAGTTGTTAAAGAATTTCTTTTCCCGTCCTGCATAATATAAATATCTACCGCCCGGAAGGAAGCGAAGGTTAGATATATGGTCGATCAGTTCGTCCTTCTCGTCACGAGTTAGATGGTTCTGACACACATCCTCAACCAGAGTACATGCCAGTTCATGCATAGTCTCTGCACCTGTATGAGAGTATTTAGTATTAAAAATGTCTTCACTAAACTTGGACCTGAACTGTGGGTTTCTATTTGACTTGTACATACACTTCCCCTTTGTACTTCTACTTGTTATAATATAATTCTAAAATTAGTTCTGCATAGTGAATAGCTTTCTTAATGTCTTTCTCCCCTTCTCCTTTGGTACGATGGCGCGTGATATACTTTACTACATTACCCTCAAAGTAGTCAAGTTTATTAGCATGAATATATTCTACTGGCTGGATACCGCAGTCTTTGTAGTGATTACCTCCGACCTGCTTGGTCAGAGTATTGGTGGTGTCTTTTTTAGAGTGTTTTATATAGTAACCATCTGATTCTTTCCTAAAGGAGGATGTTAATTCTTCTTCTGGCATTCTCTTGGTCTCCTGTTTCCATGACCTTCAGAGCAAAGCTTCTTACCCTGTGTGGTTCAAGCCCTGCATGGGTGCAGATTGTTTCAAAGTCTTCACTTGTCACACCGATAGACGCAAAGAACCATGCCTTAGCTTGGTCTCGTTCAAGTGTTATGCTGCTGGCTTCATATCTTTGTTTCTCTTTAAACAAATCTAAGAAGGCTTGTAAGATAACAGATACGTATAAAACTTTATATGGGTCTTTGTTTAATTGATCGTACAGAGGATCAAACAAGTTATCATCCATCTGTATTAAAATCCTGTACCGGCCTGTAGAACTTACCGCCTATCCAGTTATTGTAGTAGGCTGGCTCGTCTGTGCCTTCCAGTGTCGCCGTTAGTACGTGTCGTGTCACCTGATGGTAACACTCATAATACTTCAAGCTTCTCTTGTTTTTAAACTCTCCTAGAATTTCAAATCTAAAATTGTCTTTGCCGTGTTTATCAATGTCTTCCTTGAGGTGACGACTAGAACCTGCATATACTTTCCAGTTGGATTCAGACTTCTTCTTACCCTTACGGAAAGACCAGTACTGCTTACACCCTATGTAGGCTTTCTTTGTTTTCTTGTTTGTAATGCAGTAAACAAATCCAAAGTATTTGTGGATGTTGTTGTCCTTATCGTACTCCCAATGCATTTATTATATAACCTCTTCAACATCAGGTGTCTTGTTTACTTGGACAAGATGTCTTTCACCCGACGCATATTTAAATGTACGTAGTCCTTGGCCTTGATTTGCGTCTTTCCAACATTCTCGATTATGGCGACAATACACACAACCAATAGGAAGACGCATGTTACCAGACTTACCATCAGGAATAGCAGAGTAGCACCTATCAGGGAGCGCAGCTTCTGCGGCCACAACTTTTTTAAGTTCTTTAACACGTTCTCCAGCATTAATCATATCCATTGCATGTATTTTTGAAAGACATATCTTCCCAGTTGATTTATCAATTACCAAGAAGCCAGCTTCATCTAGGCCATTCGCTTCTGCATAAGCAGAAATCTGTGCGATGTATCCAAAGGGATCGTCGTTCACTAGATCATTGCGCTGAAACTTATCAAAGCCCCTGCCTGATGCGCTCTTACAATCAATAAGAACACCATCAATAAGGGAATCTTGATGCCCCTTAACGCCCTCTAGGGTTAGCTCTCGCTGCTGGTCGGTGACTTCGTGTCCTGAGACAGTAGCACATAGCAATAAGAGTTCTTCTAGGATATACCCGTATAAGAATTTAATTCTTGTGCTTGGTTCAATATAATCTTCAAGTGTTTCATCTCTTGAGTCATACCATAACTGTCTGTTTGGCTTACCAATAGCCGATAGCCGTAGACCCCTACGATCCCTTGGAGTTTCATTCATGAATTCTTTAACGTGTGTCTTCAACATCTCTCCAAAGGTATCAATGTGCTTGTCTACCTCGGCTTCATCCATATCAATAGGATTATAGGTGAATAGATTATATATATCTTCAACTAAAGTATCAATTGTTTTTGTCATAAAAATTAGAGGGACATCTAAATTAATAGATGCCCCTCTTCTCCTTTCAAATTACGAAGCTAGGGGGAAGTCTACAGCCTCGTTATTCGTATACCCATCAGGGACCACATCAAAATCAGGGCCGTTGCTTGCATACTCAACAAGCTGACGTACCTGCAAGGAATCAAGATATCCCTTAACTCCTTCTTTACCACCAAAGGTCCATGCCTTCGGGAAGGCTTTAGCACATACCTGAGACCCGTTTCCAATAAGGGTATTAGAGGGGAAGGGATTACGCTTCGCATCCACAACTCTAATAGTACGGGGATCACCCTTAAATGTAGTGGTAAACTGCTTCAATGTGACAAAATTACCACGCTTATCGTCTGGCTTTTCGTTACTAACATTCTTAATAGAGAGACCAGCTTCCTCCGCAATCTTCATGTTGTCGGAGTCAAGGTTACACACATCAATAGTGTACTCAGGCTTCTCCGGGTTAATCATATTAGGCTCAAAGATTTTTGCCCAGTAAGCTTCACCAGTGAGGAAGATAGGGTCTGCATATTCGTTAGTCATTTTAATTTCTCCTAGAGTTTCTGTTTAGTTTCTGCCTTGTCTACTACACAAGAACAAACATTATAACATGAGGCTGACACGAAGTCAACACTCTTCTGTATTTTATTTTTGTATCATATATTAGTGGGTCTCTGCCCATGTTTTTCCTACTTTATATTCTGAATCTAAGGGACATAAAACTCCTAGTATTTTCTCAGTGTCCAGAATAGCTTGCTTGGTTATCTCACAAAACTGAGGAGTATCTTCTATACTAACTTCAAACTGATACTCATCGTGAATAGATGCCACAAGCTTGGCGTCTAATCTTTTCTGATTTACTTGTTTGGTTATCTGAACTAACCATTCTTTACAGATGATTGCTCCTGCACTTTGCAACAAGGTATTGAATACAGCATGTTCAGACCGTATCTGCAACCACCTACCATCTAATCCTTTGATGGACTTTTGGGTTGCAGCTTCAGTGACTTGTGTACGAAGTCTTTTCAGGGCTGGCATGTTGTTTAAAAATTTTTCTATAAGCTGCCTACCCTGCGCTGACTTTCCGCCTACAACATTACCAATCTTAGCAGGACCAGCACCATAGAGAAAGGCATATATAAAAGTCTTTGCCTGATCTCTGTTGGTTAGACCTGCCATCTTCATGTTGGCCGTGTGTACATCTCCATTAACTACTTCATTTATATACTCCTTATCTTGCATGTAGTGTGCAAGGCACCGTAGCTCTAGACCAGAAGCATCAGTACCTACTAAGTTGTAGTTGTCTGGGTCAGAGATGGTCCATAGTGATCTAAACTCTTTGCCATACGGACTGTAAGAGGCAGGAACCTGTGCCATGTTAGGACTATTGTGAGCCATGCGGCCCGTGATAGTCTTGAGCGTCATCACCCTGCCTCGTACCTTGTTGTCATCGTGACACTCTTTGATCCACGATTTGAGCATACCTGTTCTCTTCTGTAGCAGGAAAAACCTACTAAACATCTGAGCTTCTGGCATCTTGATGTGGCTTAGAGTTTCTTCATTGACAATAACATTACCTTTGTCTGTGTGCTTAGTAGGCTTCCAGCCTTTAGCCATCAGGCGTTCTGCTATCTGCTTACGAGAAGCAATGTTGAAGGGTATGTATTTAATCTTTGTCTTTAGTTGTAATTCTTTAGGTGGGAACATCTCAGTTGCTGTAGCTATTAAGACTTCCTCTTCTTCTTGTAGCTCAGACAGTAGCATCATGGTTCCACGAAGGTTAAGAGTAAACCCATTCTTCTCCTGCTGATCTACGATTGCTCTAACACAATTCTCTAGTCGCACACTCTTTGTAGAAAATCTTACTCCTTCTTTGTCTAGTTGCTGTGCCACCTTATGTGTAAGTCTAACGTCCTGCTTACAATACTCTAGCATCTCTGGTGTATAATAATCAAACTCTTTGAACTCTATTTTAATATCACTTAGTCTCTCACCCCACGCCTTGAGAGAATGTCCTCCTTCCCTAACTGGGTTGAACAACTGTGACTCAATGAGGGTGTCACGAATTTGCCGTAGCTGTATTGTAGAACCTAACAGTCTGTTTAAGACAGGTGCATCAAAGCTAATACCATTGTGCATTATAAATTGTTCTACATTCTTAGACCACGAAACAAACTCGTGACACTTCTCACCTACCCACGACCACTCAGTACCGTTGTCGTAGTCTTTCGCCACGATGCAGTGGATAACTGTGGCATCAATGGCGTCTGTTTCTATATCTACAATAGCTCTCATATTTAGAAAGGAACATCTTGGTCATCTTCATTATCAATAAAAGGATTGTCAATCTGTGTCATACGTCCTGTCTCAGTATCATAATGTAGATGCGTAGCTACTCCTGTGTCTCCTGTATACCTGTTCTTTAAGATACGCACTGTAGTTGTGTTGGCTTCTACCGGGTCGGAAGCTTGTTGGTTACGTTCTAATGCTATCACACTATCACTAAGATGTGCAATAGAGGCAGACCCACGAAGGTGTGACAGGCTTACCTCACGGCCATCCTCATGGCCTTTGTCACCTGAAGGGCGACGTAGGTGGCTGACAAGCAGCAACCCTATCCCTGTCTCCTCTACAAGAGAACGTAGCTTGGTCATAAGAATATCAATAGACTTACGCTCGTCGCCGTTGTCTTCCTGTCCTGACACAAGGATAGAGAGATGATCTAAGAAAATCCATTTACAATCAAGAGCCTTAGCCATGTAGCGTACACGATCTAGTATCTCGTCGTTAGAGACAGAACCAAAATGATCGAAGGCAAAGAACCTACCAGTACCTACTGTCTTCTCCTGCCAATCATTCAGTTGTTCTTGTGTGAATTGATCTCTAATCTCTTTAATATACAATCTTGCGTTAGCTTCTACTGCCATAAGGTTGAACGCTGTATTACGAACATTCTCCTCTAGTGCTAGTACACCAATATTATACTTAGTAGTTGTCATAATATGATGCATAAGTTCTCGAATGATACTACTCTTACCCATACCAGCACCACTAGTAAACGTAACTAGTTCTCCTGTACGCATACCGTATGTCTTGTCATTGAGCTTAGACCAAGGATACTGGACTGATTCAAAATATGCTTCGTCATACAACGAAGACCCTAGCTCATTGAGATTTAGGATACCTGCTGGTGTGTAAGACTTAGCGTTCCACCATGCCTCAACAAACTGCTGGCGCTGCCCTGTCTTCAGATACTCATTAGCATCCTTCATGTTGAGGTAGACAATCTTACATTTGTTAGGCTCGAACAGTTGGCCTACCTTCTGTGCTGCTTCACGTCCTTCTTTATCATTATCAAAACACAGTACAATATTATCAAACATGTTAAGGAAAGCAAATGATTCTTTGCAGTTCTTTACTGCTGCGCCAGCACCGTTCTTGAGAGAAACAACAGGCCACTTAGAACCTAGAATTTCATAGGCTGACATAGCATCTAACTCACCCTCACAGACAGTAACATACTTACCCTTGCGAGGGAACAGGTGTTGTCCAAACAAACCTGCATTGGAGAGATCACCTTCTGACCAGAACCTTTTACCCTCAACACCTCTGATCTTCCGGGCAATCAACTCCCCGTCCGCCCCTCTATAAGAGTATAGGTGATGGGTAATAGTAGCATTGTTTTTAATAACTGATACACCATAAAGCTTGGCCGTATCAGCAGCAATCTTACGATCACCAAGGTCAGAGATAACAGCATTGTCATAACTATTTAAAGGTTTTGTTTTATCAATAGATACTACTGTATTAGTTTGCATACTTGTTTCCTCATTGGATGGAATAAATTCTTCACATTTGTGGCAATACTGATGCCCATCTGAGTACAAAGAGTTTGCATCAGAAGAGCCGCAGGATTCACATGGAAGATGCTGCACGAAAGTTGCTGTGTCTGTCATGTTTTACTCGCTGCTAGATACAATTTTATAGAGTTTCTTATAATCTACGTGACGTTCTGAGTAGATAGCATAATACAATCTACTATAATAGTCAAGGGTTTCTTCGGCTTCATTTTTTGTTCTGATGCCCTCACTCACTAAAGTATTTGTATTGGTATTTTTAACTGCCCATTTTTTTACCATTACATTGCTCCTTGTAAAGCTTTCCATGATACAGGAAATCTTTGTTCGAGTTGTCTATTTATATCTTTAACTACATCTCTTGTCTCCTTCTGCGTATCACTAGCTAGGCGTAGCTTACACACCCTAGCAAAGGCTGCGATGCTACCACTCCAGTACCATTCAGTATACATACCTTGTGGTAGTACAGCCCTAGCCTGTTCTTCACATACTCCTTGGGAGAGTAAAGATTTATAAGCATCAACCGCATGGCGTATAGCGTCTCCGTAGATGTTGCTCATAATTTTTGGTGACATTAGTAATTCTTCTGATGATCCTTGTTTCTTATCGTCAGCAGCCTTACGCCATTCTTCTGTGTACCATACCTCTGGATCATCAGACACGTAGCGACGGCTCACCTCGTTCCATACTAACCCTACCTGATGCTTACCAAGTTGTCTAGCTACAAAGATAGGCGCTCTCATATGGAACTGTGCGGAGCAGTGTCCGAACGGTGTCCAGTGATTGTGCTGGGCAAGATAGTTAATTAACTTAGCATCTTTGTCAGAGATTGGTTTGCTTTTGGGTGAGCGTTTGTTGAACGATACCCTTGCTGCATTTACAACAGTAACATCACTGCCCATGTGGTCTATAAGTTTAGCTGTCATTGAAAGTTTCCTCCCATAGATTATCTACAAAGTTTTCCTTGTCCTCCATGATCTCGTTGATCTCCTCCTTGGCAAGCTTCTTAGCTTCCTTGGCCGTATACCCTTCGTCACTGTACTGTCTAGTGAGATCACGAAACAAATGGTTACGTTCTTTTTCCCATAGATTTTTTGCCATTACTCTGCCCACTTACCTCTGTTAATTCCTAGTTGCGCGCTTAGTTTTTTAATTGTCTCTTCTTTATCTTCTATAGCTTTCTTCAATGTAAATACATATTGCTCCAGCTTTAGAATTTTCTGTGCATCAGTCATCGCTTTGCTTTCTTATAAAAGATATGCTCACCCACTGTGTCCATAAGTACAAACTCTTTAGACACAGCCCATGATGGCGAGACATATACTGCATGATAATGTGTGGCTCCTAAAGTATTACGCAGCATCACACCATCCAATGTTAATTGAACTACTTTAACAACCTCTTCTAACGCCTTGCTATTATGCATACTCTCAGTCTTACCATCACACCAATAAGAGAATTGACATTTGTTTCTTACTGGTTTTCCTTCCCAATACCTGCCTTGTTTAACTACTCCGCATATAGTATTTGGGAAAGATTTATTGTGCATTCTTTCTAGGATCACATTAGCCACTGCTAATTTTCCTATGAAAGTTTCTGACCTAGCCTCAAAATAAACTGCTTCGACTAGGCATGTACGCTCATCCGCCTTTACAGGACTGATAAGCAAGAGCAGCAACAGACTGCTTAAAATATATTTAAACATTAATGTATCCTTAGAATTTCAAGGCCAGACATATGGTTTCCGAAGAAAGGCTCAAGAATTTCTTGCATGAATATCTGTGCTTCTAACATAGTCTCAAATTTTTCGAGGCTATCCCCATCTTCTGCTACGAGAGGGGTTGTTTCTTCAAGGTCTGGTTCTTCAGGAACTTGTACTATAATATATGACATGGCCGCTCCTCTGGACACTTTTCTAGGTCAAGGATGGGGAGGTTATAGCAATCAGCACGTACTGTAAAGTTATTATCTCCATCCGTCTGTCCATTTTTAAGGAAGCGCGCATCTTCTATATACTTTTTCTTATCGTAGTGTCCCAGTACCCAGCACCTTTGGTTATCATAAGATACACGAGTAAAAATATAGACATCACACTTCTGGTTAGGGTTGAAGTTAGATACCGAACACTCATAATAATCTTTGGGTGCTACAGATGTTCTTTTTGTTTTAACATCAGCAGTCGTTTGATCTGGTAGCACTAGATCGTACTGGTAGGTATGTTGTATTTCACCACCATATATTTTCTGTGCTGCTATCTCTCCTATAAACCCGGCAAGACTACCCCCACCTGACTCTATAGAGTTGTTAAGAACTCCCATCTCCTCTGCTAATTTAGCAGCCAAGGCTCTATCAAAATCAGTTAGCTCAATGACCTCCATCACCAATCTCCATTTATTTATTTATTTTTATGAATATTATATCACGCCACCTACGTTGTCCCTAATGATATCATTATGGTTTAACTCTGTCCAATAGATTTCTAGAGCCTGAGTATCCTCACACGCTTGGAAAGAATGCTTCTCTCCAGCAGGAACCACGCACATATCACCAGAAAATAACTCTGTCTCATCTATAAGTTCATAAGACTTATGCCGTTTAATAGTCAGCCAACCAGAGACAACATAGAAAGCATTGACCTTGCTCTGATGTGCATGTGTACTACAAAACCCACCCTTGTCCACATTGATCTCGTGTATTTCAATAGCACTACTTAGCAGTAAGGGCTGGGTCTTGCCCCACACTTTACCTTCAATGTTCATATTCTAATCCTCAGTTACTATAAGATCAAAAGCTTTATAAATAAACTCATTCAACTCTTCGGTATTATCAGGGTCATATCCGAATGAGAATATAAAATTCCTGACTGCTTCCAATGGGATATCTAGTTTAGGACTAGCTATCCAGTCAATGTGAATCACATTGTCAGACATCAACCATCCTCCTTCATCCCACAATACTCAATAATATATTCTCGCGCCTCTTCTCTAGCAACCTCTCCACTTTCTTGCTGGAGTGTATCTAAAATCTCACTCATTACCCAAGCTGATCGGGCTGAAGCCTTGCCCTTAGCCATAAGCTCATTAACCCGGTGTGCTGTAGGTGTCTTCAATCCATTGCTCATACTCATTCTCCATTACAAGTTGTTCAGTTCTGAGAAAACGATTTAAGTCTTGAACATCTACTCCTTCTACATTAGACATATACTCCTCAAGTGTTGGTGTGATCCAAGGATCATACTCTTGTTCAATAAAATCTAAGACTTCTTCTACGCTTCTGAACTCTTTTGCTTCAAAGATTTCTCTCTCCTTTTCTTTTCTAAACCTACTTGCTTGATTTCTTCAACGGTTCTTCCACATCCTATACAATATTCTTTATTGTCATCAAGCTTACAATCATAGCAACATTTGGTTGTCATGTCAATACTTCTTCTTTTAATTCTACTTCTACAGTCATGTCGTCATCGTGGAAAATCTTATGCTCAACCTCATTACCTTCAATATCGGTAACAGTTACCTTTGTAATAGTATAAGAAGGGTTACGGTGGGTATTACATACGATCTTACTAGCATTAAAACTCGTGGTCTCACTATACATTTCATTCTCCTTACTATTAAGTAACTACTGCTTACGTAGTAAGCTAAGTAGTAGTTACTAATAGAGTTGCTTGGCCTCCACAGCAGGACTCGAACCTGCAACCTACAGCTTAGAAGGCTGTTGCTCTATCCAGTTGAGCTATGTGGAGTATACGCATATTAGTCTGCTGTTGTCAAGTCTTCTAACTTCTTATTCAATAACGATGTGATCACAAGCATAGCATCCTCATTGGAAGGCGCATGAAGGAACGCTGCATCAATAGCTGCTGCCAATGAACCATAGACCACAACGATAGGGTTCTTATCTTCTTTTAAATTGTATTCTATCTCAGCACTAAAGAGTTCATAGAAACTGCTGATGTCTCTAACTCTGGTTTTCCATCCATCGTTAACCATTAATGTCCACCTTCCATAGTTACTTCATAATAATTAGTGGGGGGATAGTCTTTGGTAATAGCTTCAACTGTAAAAATAATACCTTCTCTTACAAGAACCGCTGTGTACTTAGCTAGGTCTTCTATATCATTAAAGAATGCACTACTCATTGCCTGTCTCCCATGTTGTGTCCCAAGGTACACCACGTTTTACAGTACGCCTCAAGATATTTTTCCATTTAGTTAAAGAAATACGTGAATAATTTTGTGGGATAGGATAGGTAGCTGACTTAGCTCTTACCCACTTCCATCCTACCTTAGCCTCTATTAGCCTAGCACCTGATCCTATATAAGGTAGCTCATCCTCAAGAAAAACCCAGCCTCTAAACTTTGGCATCCTTTTTCCTTTTTCTATAAAGAGTTAAGTTAATAATTGTATTGATCCACACACCAAGCAACACAACAAACTCTACCAGTAGTGTGAAGATGTCTACCAATAGTTAATCACAGTTAGATAATAACTAACTACCCCCATACAAAGTACAAGCAGGGCTAAGAGTGCGTAGGCTACGATTAATTTATACATTAGCGTCCCTGTCCACGGTATTTCTTGTATCGGGAGCGTCTATTTTTATTCATGGTTTTACTTGATATTGTAGCATGATTACCACCTATACTTGTCTTCTTCTTGGTCGTTTCTATAACTTCATTTGATTTAGATTTTATCATTTAGACCTACCAGTACTTATAAAGCATGAATGCGACTGCGGTTACACCACCAGCTATGAACGCCACAGCGTGGGTGAGTATCATTTCAATCATTTATTTTCTCCTTGGTATTTATTAATCTTAGTTTAATCATTTATTTTTTTTACCTTAGCATACCAGCATTACGGAGTGCCTGAACGATATCGTGCGCTGCCTGATCTGTTTCCGCGAGCAAAGACTCCACTATATCCTCTGCCGTGCGTACTTCAAGGTCGCATAGTACCTCAAGTTCAGCAATCCGCTCGGCTGCTTTGACGAGCAGTCCGCGAGGGACAAGTACGCTGCTACTAAGAGCGTTGTGAGAAGCCTGACGGGATGCACCTATGAGGTCGTCAATAATATTCATTACATATCCTCTGATAGCTGTTTCATTGCCTCAATATCTGTCATTGGTAATGTGTTAATATAACACAGATATGAAATACCAATATAGCTTAGTTCAATAGCGAAGAATGCCAACACTACAAACGGTAAGAGTTTAAACATTTTCTTTTGTTTCTCCTTTGGTGTGAGCGGCGGGACTTGAACCCGCAAGCCATAGCTGGCGACAGATTTTAAGTCTGTTGTGTTTACCAATTTCACCACGCTCACCGTTTATATTAGTTTCCTTGTGCTACATTGTGAGCCACACGAACGAGGCGGGAACGATTGTTCTCCACAATCCAGCGAAGGCCGCTCCTATTAGATCGAATGGTAGGCTTAACAGATGACTTACCAAACACAGTAATGCTATGGTAAGGAACATCAACACGCCATCCATTATTGATTGAATGAAAACCATAGCCATACTTAGGTGACTTGGCATTGACACGAGCAGTAAGTTTCACAGTCTTAGACATTTTAGTTTACCTTTTTGATTAAAGAATTTTCCATAATAACCTGAGCAAAAAACTCAGTAGCTTTCTTACCCTTATCGGTCTTGATGCCTGTAATTGATGGTCTATTACTACCATACAATTCGCCATCAGTCAAGTACTGATCTCCAAAGATGGAAGTTTCCTCATATTTCAGAGGCTTACCTATGTTCTCACGCATATTTTTCTTACTGGGATATAGAAATAACATAACCATTTGTTTACATTCCTTATAAAGTTTAGTTAATTTTGCTTACATATTCTGAGTTTGTATATCCATCAGGAACTATATCAAAGTCTGCATTACAATTAGGATCAATGTTAAGCGTATCAAACCCAGACCTTGTGGGTGCTGGCTTCACATCTTTTTCTATAAATTCTCCATAATCATCTATGTTTTCGCGTATTATTGTAAGATGATCCTCATAACTTTCCATAAGAATTTGTGCAGTTTTAGCATATTCTTTAGCGATCATGTCTAAGAATTCTTGTGGGTACGCCTTGATCGAAGCATCCTTCTTTTTAGCTTGCTCTAGTCTGTGTTGGATAGTACTTTGAGCAGCCTGAAATAGTTGGTTTAAGTCTGTACTACCATTATAGTTTTGAGAACAACAAGTCATCTGTATTTCTTTTACATAAGATGCGAAGGTCATAATTTATTCTCCAAAGATTTCAGTTAACATGGACTCATGATCAATAATCTCAACGGGAGTAGCGTGGTGTTCAGTCTCACAGGCATCACAGTAATATATATCAGTGTTATCTACAGTTAGAATGTATTCCATACGTTCTGTCATGCCTTTGCAAACTTTACATATTTTTTCTGTGACATATGCACTCATTTAATTATCCTTGTTTTTGATATTGGTTTACAGGCGTCGTCAACGTAGAAGTCAGTTATTATCCTTCCCCTTGATGGCTTTAGCCTCTCCCATCTTTTGCAATACTCATTAGGGTGCTTCCAATATTGCTAATATCGTTCCAAAAGATAGACCCTTGTTTGACATCTTGCATGGATTGGAGTTGACGGAGTAACTTGATTGCTTGGACGTTAGCCATTTCCAGCGGAGTTGTAGGAAATTCCTTTACGTCTGGTAAAACTACATCTGATATATCTCTAAGCATTTAATTACCCTCTGTTTCTGTTTAATTCTATGTACATGTCTCGGCAAGTATACCCCTCTTGATTAAGATAAGTTTCATAATCATAGGGTGCTTGCTCTTCTGCTTCTTCAGCGGACATACCACATTCGACCTGTAAATCTTTTGCCCAGCCTATGATCCACGCTGCTTCAAATGCTGCGTGTTGATCTTCGTTCATTTCATGGAACATAAGTGTCGAAAAATCTTCCATTTAATTACCCTCTATAACTGCAATGATATCAGCCAATGCTTCTTCCTGTCCTCGCTTACTACGCTTATAGCTTTTACCAGTAAACTTGCCGATAGTTCGCAGCATGTTAGTGACAGTCCATCTAGTATTAACTTTTTCACCATGCCTAATCCAGAATTTCAAGCCATGCTTCAAAGCTACAGCCTGATACATATTAGGTTCGATTGATATTGCTTCGCTTGTCATAGTCTATGCCCTTGCCATTGTCTGATGGATACCCATGATAGCATTGCTATGCAACCAAGACACATCGTCGCCAGCTTCAAAATGCTTTGGATATTTTTCTGCTACTAAATTGCACCAGTTATTCCAAAGCATTTCACTGCCACCGATTTCCTTACACACTGCAAGATACTTTCTTGCTTTGTTAAAGTTAGCAGCAGTCATTTTTCCCTTGTCTTTCCCATTTGTCTTGAACGTATTCTCATTGATATCATACTCTCTAAGATTATGACAGTCAAGACATCCTCCCTCACCAGTAGTAAGCTGCATGATAAACCCTGCTTTTACCAAGCCAATGCACGGTATACGCTGCAAAGATATCAGAAACTCTTCTGGATATATGTCGCCAGCCCTTCGACTCTGTACTAAATTGTACAGCCAAGGCGAGTTTTTTATTACAAATCTCATACCTTCTCTTTGCAAAGACATTAAGTCATTGAATGATTTTATACCTTTGTCACGATAATTGTCCAGCATATCTGGCAACAGCCAAGTAAAAGTTCTGATGCTTGCAATAACAAATATTACTGCCATCACGGTCTGAATTGGGCCTTGATCCGCATACTTCTGGATCATTAGATTGTCACGGTTATACATTATATTTGTATACTTTAGATCATCACGCATTAGATTTTCCTTTGGTGCGTTTGGTAAGTTCTTCCTTGGCAGTTTCCAGTCTATGAGTTTCTTCGGTCGTGTTGAGCCAAGGATGCATAGACAAAGCCTTGACCATGTTTCTCAGTTCCCATGTGGGACGGGTTCTCATTAGCTTATCCTTAGATGCTATTAGGTGTGAAGTCTTGGACTGGTGTATCAAACCAACGGTCTCGCTCAATCTTGAGACCCATCGGACCAGTTACACTGGTAAGTTCCGACAGTCTAAAGCTACCCCATTCTCGCTCCATGCCTTCTACAAAGCCAAAGAACAACCAATCACCGTTACTTTCTTTCTCACCTTCGGTGACATACCAAGACCAATTCGACCAAGGCGTAAAAAACTTAATTACTTTTTTGCCTAAATCTTTTTCGTTCTGTTTTGTTAGCATTTGCATGGCTTTAACCTTTCCGTGTTTCAATTACGATGGAAGCTACGTATTCAGACTTCGTTCTGGCTGATCGCTTCGCATCTTTCATATAGCATGGCGCACACAATAGCAAGCCACTATCTTTTACTTTTGCAGCATCACCACACTGGTCACACTTTGGAAGTCTGGAATCATACATTAGATTTCCTTTTGTTAAAGATATAAATACTCAGCACAAGACATAGCACTTAGCTATGCCCTGCACAAAGTATTTAGTGGGAAGGCCAAAGCATCTTTGGAGTAGTTACATCTTTAATAACTACTAAATCATCACTAACTCGTTCAATAAGTTTATCTTGCTTTGCAGCATCTTCAACCTCTTTGATTGTCTCGTTGACTTTTTCCACTAGAGTTTTCTTAGGCTGCTTTGCAGCTTCACGGTCTGCTGCTGCTTTGCTAAAGCCAACTGGCTTGCCTTCTGGCAACTTATCAGCGTTCTTGATGACTCTGAAAGAGCCATTGTCGAACTCAATCCGAATAGGCTTACCAGCCTTGTCAGCTTCCTTGAAAGCCTCTCGGCTTGTCAGGGCTACCCAGTTCTTGCCAGCAAATGCTTTGAATGTCTTAGTCATAATTTTCACTCCGAGTTGTTTGTTTACTTAATTACTACCTACTGCTTACACAGTAAGCTAAGTAGTAGTTAGTAATTAGCCTTGATTTGTGCCATCACTCGCTGATGCCGTCTCTCCTCACGAGCGGCCCTCTCAATCTTTCGATTGAAATTCTTTTTATCGCTGCTACTTCTAGTAAGCTCGTTAGTAGTACTAACGGCAAAGCAACTAATAGCAGCGAGAACAACTATTCCGACAATGCCGAAGGCAACTAGACCGTATTCCATTTCAATCTCCAAGTTGTAGTAATTAACTAACTACTGCTTACACTGTAAGCTAAGTAGTAGTTAGTAATTAGCCTAAAGTATCTAAAAACCTGTCGGTTTCATCAGTGTGGATGCAGGATACAAACTCACCATTCTCCGAATGGATATCGAGATGCTCACTACCACCAACGGTGACATAAGCAACAAAGTTGCTGTTATCTTCGATAGTCTGGATTGCTGTTGCAATGTTCATCGGTAAATCTCCAAGTTGTTAAGTTAATTAACTAACTACTGCTTCCAAAGGAAGCTAAGTAGTAGTTAGTAATTAGTTGCTAATCGCTTAGTAGCGACTGTTCATTTGCTGAGATTTAAGCTTCGCTTTAGCGAAGGCTTCATTGACATCCAACTCTTCTTCCACCAACGCAATGAAATTCGAATAAATGGCTTTGCCATTTCCCAGTAGCTTCACTGAAGCAACGGGGTATTTCCGGCCAGCTTCGAAGGTGGTGTAAGTATAAGTTTTCATGTCAATCTCCAAGTTGTTTAATTAACTAACTACTGCTTACACTGTAAGCTAAGTAGTAGTTAGTAATTAGGTTTCATCATAGCGGCTTTCAAAGCCTTGTCAAGCTCTGCTTGCTTCATCATGCGACAAAGCTTTGCTTTGCTGTGGATAACTTGAAAAGCTGTAAGCTTTCCAAAGGTTTAGTCGAAGACTAGCCTTGCTACCTTGTAGCAGAACTAGCCAATACTACCATCCTTCGGATGATTTTGGGTTGGTTTGAGGTTGGTTTTCGGTAATAGCTAGTTATAAATAACCTCTACTGCTTCCAAAGGAAGCTAAGTAGTAGAGGGTATTTAGATAGCTTACTTTGTAAGCTAAAGTCAAATTGGGGTTCGGAAAAGGTATCTGTTAATCCAGCTTTTTGCAAAGTTTTTACTAAGTCGTGCGGGCGGGCGCGAAAAAAGGTACGGGCCTACATATATATATATATACCACATGGAGGAAAGGGTACCCATAATCTACGGGGCAGCAATTCTTGGCGCGCACTTAATATAAATATTAGACTAATAGATATTACTACTTATTTATTAACACCTAATTAACATTTGTCTAACATTAGTATATATGTTATAATAATGTTATGTTAAACATTGAAGATAACTTTTTAGATTCCTATCTTGACCTCCAAAACCTTCTCTCACAAGAAGTAAACCTCTCAGCTAACACAGATTTCCTCACATTTGTACGGCTTGTCGCCCCTACTCTTGTCTCCGGTTGGAAGATGGGTAAGCATATTGAAGTTATCTCTGAGAAGCTGAAGGATTTGGAGTCTGGAAAGATCAAAAGACTAATGGTCTTCCTTCCACCACGTTCATCAAAGTCTGTTATTTGTTCTAAGTTGTTTCCAGCATGGTATATTGGTAGAAACCCAGAACATGAGATACTGACTGTCTCCCATAGTGACCAATTGTCCAGTGATTTTGGTCGGTCTGTCCGAGATGTAGTAAATACTGAAGAGTTTGCTAAGATATTCCCCGGTGTTGCGCTGCGTAGTGATGTTCGTGCAGCAGGTAAGTGGAAGACTGTACAGAATGGCACGTACTATGCGGCTGGTGTTAGGTCACAGATTGCTGGACGTGGTGCTCATGTAGCAATTCTGGATGATGTGATGTCTGAAGAGGACTCATATTCAGATGCAGGTAGGAGATACATCAAAGAATGGTACCCTGCTGGTCTACGTACTCGTATTATGCCCAATGGTGCGATTGTTATTATTAATACTCGCTACCATCATGATGATCTTTGCGGTTGGCTACTAAGACAGCAAGAAGATATGGGTGACTATGAGACAATCCCATGGGAAGTGATTAAGATTCCTGCTTGGCTAGACGAAGAAGCAGCAGAGATGCTGGATTTACCAGTGGGTGGCAGTTATTTTCCAGAATGGAAGTCTGATGCGATATTACGTATTGATGAACATGAGATTAAGGCCAGCAATGGCAGCAGATACTGGAATTCTCTTTATATGCAAGACCCGACCCCCGAAGAAGGTGGGTTAATCAAGAAGAAGTGGATTCAGGAGTGGGATCAAGAGGAACCGCCTACCTGTGAGTTTATTATACAAACGATGGACACGGCTTTCTCTACAAGTAACACGGCTGATTACAGTGTTATCCAGACATGGGGCATATTCTACATGTATGACCAAGATGAAGAAGGGTTAGAGGACTATGCTTCTAACTTAATCTTACTTGGTAATGTCAAGGGTAGGTTTGAGTACCCAGAGCTTAGGCGTATTGCACAGAAGCTGTACAATCAGTATAGACCTGATGTCTGCATGATTGAAAAGAAAGCAAGTGGACAGTCTTTGATTCAAGACTTACGCAGATCAGGCTTACCCATTATGGAATACATGCCAGATCGGGATAAGGTATCCAGAGTTTATGCAGCTACGCC